ACAGGCTGATCCAGATCGAGAACCCTGACGGCAAGCTGATTCAGCTGCCTGAATCCGACCTGAGCAACTACATCAACTTTGCCGAGATGCACGTTCGGCACCTAGCAGCGATCACGAAGACGCCGGCGCACTACTTGCTCGGCGACATGGTGAATCTCTCCGCTGACGCGATCCGCGCAGCTGAGGCTGGCCTCATCTCCAAGATCCGCAAGCACCACCGCACACTCGGTGAGGCTTGGGAGGAGACGATGCGCCTCGCACTCTTGGTCGAGAACCCCGCCGACGCTCGAGCAACGGCGATCGACGCCGAGGTCCGCTGGAAGGACCCAGAGTCCAGGTCGCAGGCAGAGCAGGCAGACGCCGCAGTCAAGCTCGCCAACATCCTGCCGTGGCAGGCACTTGCCGAGAAGGTTCTCGGAGCAACGCCGCAGCAGATCGCGCAGTGGGAGGCGCAGCGATCCTCGGACGCACTCGGAGCACTCATGGCGCAGCCGATTGACAACGCACAGCTCGACGCGATTCAGCAGCCGCCTAGCGCCTAATGCCTGCAACGCGAGAAGCGCTTGCACACAAGGCTCAGATTGCGCGAATCAAGTCGCAAGCGTCGCAGTCATACGAGCGCGCATGGAAAGAACTCGGCACGTACAACCGAGAAGACCTGCCGCGACTGCTGAACGCCACAGTCCCAATCGCACAAGCCGCGCAACGTCAAACGGTCGGCGTAACTAACGCTCTCATCGCTCGGCGTCTGAAGCGCCAACCCTCCCAGATCAACCCGCTCGATTACATGGGCGAACGTGTGCGAGGTGGCGTGTCTCCCGAAGAGGTCTACGCAAGACCGCTGAAGCAGTACTGGCGGATGCTCAAGAAGGGATACACGTGGGAGCAAGCGCAGTCCAGCGGGCTCGCAGTTGCCTCAGCTTCACTGGCAAGCGACGTCATGCTCTCAATGCGTGGCACGGTCGCCGGTCTTCAGCTGCGCGAACCTGGTGCATGGGGATACCAGCGAGTCCCTGGCGGCAGCGCGTGTGACTTCTGCATCCTCGCCTCAACCCAGCGCTACTACTCCGGTGACCTCGAGCCGCTGCACAACAACTGTGGCTGCGGCATCGACATCATCACCGCCGAAGACGATCCAGGCCGCGTTATCAACCCCGAGCGGCTAGAAGCAGTCGAAGCCGGCAACAGCGAGCTGGCCATCCGATTGAACGGCGAGTACGGCCCGCAGCTGATCACCAGCGCGGCATAAAAACTTCCCCCCAGGCTCTAGTACCCAATGTCGCCGCATGGCGACCTAACAACGAGGAGGCCGCATGGCACCCGAAGAAGTGAGCCAAGAGACACCCGCAGAAGTCGAAGAGACTGAAGTGGAAGCAGCACCCGCCGAGGAAGCCAAGGCTGAAGAGCCGGCAGCTGCCGAGGAGACCGATTGGAAGGCGTATGCGCGCAAGCACGAACGCCTCTCCAAGAAGGCAAGCAAGCAGGTCGAGGATCTGCAAGCTGAGCTGGCGAAAGCCAAGGAAGCGACGCAGACCGATCAGGAAAAGGCTTTGGAGCAGGCTCGCAAAGAGGCTGCCGACGAAGCCCGCAACGAGGTCGTTGGAGAGCTCCGCAAGGAACGTCTTCAGGCCGCAGTTGCCCGATCCGCAGCTGGCAAGTTCGCTGACGTGGACGACGCCATCAAGCTGCTCGATCTGGAAGACGACGACATCTTCGACGAGGATGGCAAGGTCAACGCTGACAACCTGAAATCAGCGCTGGACGACCTCCTCGATCGCAAACCCCATCTCGCCGCTTCACCACTTGGCAAGAAGCCAGCTGGTGATGCCGACGCAGGCAAGGGACAAGGCGGTTCTAAGTCCCTTGAAGACATGTCAGTCGAAGAGCATCTTGAAGCGATCAGGCGTACAAAGTAGTCCCGTTCGGGGCTGCTGATACGCAAACCCCGAATCAACGAAAGGAGGGTGTCTAGCTATGGCTAACACCTTCATCTCACCGAGCGTCATCGCCCGTCGCGGGCTTGCGACGCTCTACAACAACACCGTGCTGAGCAATCTCGTTTGGCGCGACTTCGACCCGGACTTCACCGGCAAGCAAGGCGACACGGTAACCATCAGGAAGCCTGCCGTCTTTACCGCCGAGTCGTTCAACAGGTCGTCTGGTGTCACCCTGCAGGATGCGACCGAAAGCTCGACAACCGTTGCGTTGAACACCATCGGAAACGTCAGCTTCGCGGTCACCGACGAGGACATGACTCTCAAGGTCGAAGACTTCGAGAACCGTCTCCTCGTTCCGGCGATGGAAGCGTTGGTCCAGAAGATCGACGGCGAGCTCGCCGAAGCACTGATCGACGCTGCCGAAGGTTCCGGCGGCGGCGGTACCGCAACCATGAGCAGCGTCGCTTCTGACGCGATCGTGAAGTCGCGGACCACTCTCGGGCGCAACAAGCTCCCGACCACGGATCGTCACGCCGTACTCTCCCCCGAGGGTGCAGGCGTTGCTCTGGCCGACACGCTGTTCGTCCAGGCTGACAAGTCCGGTGCAACCGACGGACTCCGCGAGGGTTCCATCGGTCGCGTGTTCGGATTCGACACCTATGAGTCTCAGGTGTTCGGATACGGCGCCGGCGACAGGGGTCAGGCCGACGGAGTAGCGTTCCATCGCTCCGCCGTCACCCTGGCAGTTCGTCCCCTCGACGTACCGCGCGGCATTTCCGCTGACAAGGTGGCCGTCGAGAACTACAAGGGTCTGTCTCTCCGGACGACCTACAGCTACAACCCGACCAAGAAGCAGGACGAGATTTCCTGCGACATCCTCTACGGGATCGCAACGACCCGTAAGGAAGGCGTTGTTCAGCTGTCCTTCGGCCAGGGCTCGTAAGCCTCAGCCGTTTCCGCGAGATCCCCTCGGCCTTCGGGTCGGGGGGACCCTCGCTTCCTTCAACTTCTCAGGAGTAGCCAATGGCTTTCGCTACAACTTCAGACGTGCAGACCCGCATCGGTCGCACGCTCACAACCGCAGAGACCAATCAGGCAAGTCAGTTGCTCACCGCCGCGACCTCAATCATCGCGCAGGCCGGTGGCAAAGATGACGACTGGGTAGACGACCTCGAGACCACCCCGCAGATCCTCAAGACGGTCTGCATTGAGATGGTCGCTCGCGTCGTAGACAACCCTGCCAATCTTGACTCCTTCCGCGAGACGATCGGCTCCTACTCCTACTCCAAGGACTTCCGCGCCGGCTATCTGATGCCGACGCCACCTGAGCGCGATCTGATCCGCCAGGTTATCGGCACGCCTTCAACTACTGGCGTGCGACTTGACTCAGTTCTCACAGACGTATTCCCGCTTGAGGCATCTGAGATCAAGTGGATCGAGTAGACGCACTAGTTCTACTCATTCCCGTATTGAAGAGGCCGCAGAACGTCGCGCCTCTGCTTGAGTCGATCGCCGAAGCCACACCCGAGCCTTACCGCGTCTTGTTCATCGCTGATCCGGACGATCTAGAAGAACAGGTAGCGGTCAAGAAGGCTGGTGGTGAGCTGCTGCTTTGCGACGGCAACTACGCCGAGAAGATCAACCTTGGAGTCGTCGCCACCGATGAGCCGCTGATATTCCTCGGCGCTGACGACCTCAAGTTTCACGCAGGCTGGCTAGAAGCCGCCAAGCGCAAGATCAAAGGAACGATCGGCGTTGTCGGAACCAACGATCTCGGCAACGCTCGCGTGGTCAAGGGACTGCACTCGACGCACTCCCTCATTACCCGCGAATACGCCGAGCGCGGCACGATCGACGAGCCCGACAAGGTGCTCCACGAAAGCTATCCGCATGAGTTCGTTGACGACGAGTTCATCCAGACCGCCAAGAAACGCAGAGCCTTTGCGCACGCTTCTACCTCGGTGGTCGAGCACCTTCACCCGCTTTGGCATAAGGCCGAATGGGATGAGGTCTACAGCCCGCACAAGCAGCGTATGGCTATAGGCCGGCGCATCTTCAACAAACGGAGGCAGCTGTGGATGTAACGGTCTGCATCGGCACCTTCGGCCACGACGACTGGCGCAAGCTCGCGCTCGATCGCGCAGCGATGTCATCTGAGCGCACGGTCATGCACGTTCACGACGAGAACCTGATGGTCGCTCGTAACCGCGCAGCTGAGAAGGCTCAAACCGAGTGGCTTTGCTTCTTGGACGCCGACGACGAGCTCGCACCTGGCTACTTCGATGCGATGGAGCAAGGCACAGCCGACCTACGTGGACCCGCAGTCCAGTACGTGGTCAACGGCAGTCCACGCGCCGTCAAGGTATGGCCTGAGCGCGACCTGCGATCCGGCAATCACCTCGTGATTGGCACGCTTATCCGTAAAGCGATGTTCGATGAGGTCGGAGGCTTCCACGATTACCCGCTCTACGAGGATTGGGATCTCTGGCTTCGCTGCCACCTCGCAGGCGCATCGAGCGAGGTCATACGCGACGCGATCTACATCGCTCACGTTCGACAGGACTCACGCAACCGCGCACCCGATCGCGCTACGCGCCTCCACTGGCACAAACAGATTGCGAAGGACAACGGAGTCGAATGATCTGTCTGATCTTCATAACCGATGGTCGAGACTGTGCCACGGACGCTTTCGCCTCAGCGCAACGGCACCTACCGAAGCCCGATCAGCTGGTCTACGTCGATGACTCCGACCATGAGCGCGGATTCCACGGCGCTGTGCAGGCAGCGTGGGATCTGGTGCCGGACGAGGCCGAGTACGTCTTTCACCTCGAGGACGACTTCATCTTCCAGCAGGAAGTGCCGATCGACCACATGCTCTGGCTGCTCGACAACAAGCCATGGCTCGCACAGGTCTCACTGAAGCGCCAAGCCGTGAACGAGGAAGAAAAGGCAGCTGGTGGGATCGTCGAAGCGCATCCTGATGACTTTGAGGAGCGTCACGAGAACGAGATCAGCTACACGGTCCAGCGTCGCTACTTCACCACGAATCCCTGCCTCTACCGCGCAGACCTCGTGAAACGTGGATGGCCGCAAGTTCCAAACAGCGAAGGTGTCTTTACTCACCAGCTGCTTGACGACGACTTCTCCTTTGCGATCTACGGCGAAAAGTTTGCCGCTCCAATGGTCGAGCACGTGGGCATCAGGCAAGGGAAGGGTTACTGATGATCTGCGCAATCAGCATGGTCAAGGATGAGGCCGACATCATCGGCCACACGATCAAGCACTTGACCAGCCAGGTCGATCACATCATCGTCGCCGACAACGGCTCAACCGACGGCACACGCGAGATCCTTGAGAGCTTCGACATCGAGGTTGTCAACGATCCCGAAGTCGCCTACTACCAGTCACAAAAGATGACCGCGCTAGCGCAGAAAGCTGCCGAGCGCGGAGCCGACTGGGTTATTCCGTTCGATGCCGACGAGATATGGCTGGGACGGCACGGCACGATCAAAGAGATGTTGCAGCCCGTCACGAATGGCTCAATCGCAGTCGCAGACGTCTTTGATCACGTAGCCACGTCGCACGACAGCGACGATGCCGATCCCGTCAAGCGAATGCGCTGGCACAGAAAGATGCCGAATGAGATGCACAAGGTTGCCTGCCGGCCCATGGCAAAGGCGACCATTCTGCAAGGCAATCACGGCGCTGACTACGGAGCAACCCTCAGCGACATCCTTGAGGTCAGGCACTTCCCCTACCGCTCAGCTGAGCAGTTCGTGAGCAAAGTGCGAAACGGCGCAGCAGCCTACGCAGCCAGCACGCTCCCCTACGGCGAAGGTCAGCATTGGCGCGATTACGGTCGCCTCTTGGACGCACACGGACCCGAAGCCATCGAAGACGTGTTCCGCACCTACTACTGGTCGTTGAACCCTGAGTTCGATTCGGCGCTCGTCGAGGACCCATGTCCCTGCTGATCCTTCTTCCCCGCCAAGACAATGGCGATCGGTGGCGCGACGTTGCACACGAATGGGTAACCGAGCAGCTGGCGCAAGACTTCCCCGAAGCAACGATTCTCACCTGCGAGCTGCCGTCAGGCAAGCCTTGGAACAAAGCGAAAGCACTTGAGCAAGGCAAAGCCGCAGCGCGTGATCACCAGCTGGTGGTCATGCACGACGCTGACGTGTACTGCGACGGTCTCATGCTCGCTGTGGAGGCGCTGACAGACCATGAGTGGGCGATCCCTCATAAAGGTGTCTTCAGACTCGACAAGTACTCCACGTTTGGCGTCTATGCCGGCGAAGAGCTTGATCGGAACATGGGCCTCGAGCAACGCGCTTACCCTGGCATCGTTGGAGGAGGCATTGTCGCCATGCACGCTGAAACCTTCCTGCGCGTGCCAATGGACCCACGCTTTCAAGGATGGGGTCAAGAAGACGACGCTTGGGGAATCGCGCTCTACATGCTCGCCGATCACCCATGGCGAGGCAAGGCACCGCTCTTCCACCTTTACCACGAACCGCAGGAACGTCTGAGCCGGCGCATCGGCTCAATCGAAAGCAAGTCCCTGTTGCGCCGCTACGGGCGCGCACGCACTCCCGAAGACATGCAAGCTCTGATCGACGAGGTATCCACATGCTCTCAGCCTTGATGAACCAAGACTGCACCATCATTCGCCGCACGACCTCGGTCGACCGCGACGAGTATGGCGACGAAATACGCGATGAGACTGCCGTGGCTACTACCTGCGAGATTCAGCAGGCTGTCAGCTCCGAAGCAGGCGACGAGGTTGCCTCAACCAGCTACCGCGTGTTTCTGCCTGCCACAACCGTGATTGACCAGGACGACTCGATCGTCGTTGACGGTCACACATACGAACTGCTTGGACAACCCGACGTAGTGCGCAATCCTCGCACGAAGACTGACTCCCACATCGAGATCGAAGTGCGCCGGACCGCTGGCGCAGACGACACGGGGAGCTGACCATGACTCCAGACGTTGAGAAGATCACAGGCGCATACCTTCGCTCCGAGAGCGCCATCATCGCTCTAGTTGACGATCGCGTAGGCGGAAAGCATCCTCGCTCAACCGATACGCCGTGGGTCAAGATCGTTCAGATCGGCGACACGGTGATCCAGAACAATCCGGTCTACTTCACAGCAGTCAAGCTTCAGATCGACTGCTACGGAGGCGAGGACGAATACACCGCACACGGAGAAGCTTCCCTGCTTGCACGCACCGTTCGTCAGTCGCTTTCGGTGATGGCCGATGACACCCACACGGGCGCAGTCGTCACTGATGTCAAGTTCGGACCGCTCAGTCGCATCCCCGATACCGACTTCGAGCCCGCACGCGAGCGCTTCATCCTCACTGCTGACGTCTACTCGCATAAAACTTGATGGGCGTCTACATCCCCAACAAGCTCTTCCCACAGGAGATGGCGCTTGACCGCGAGTACATCGACGCGCTGTATGACCAGGCGCTAAAGCTCGTGAACGTCATCAAGGCAGTTGCGCCGGTTGACTCGGGCTCCTACAAGGACTCGATCCGCGCACGCAAAACTCTTACCTCCGTCACCGTAGGAACAAACGACTTTGCCGGTCACATCATCGAATGGGGTTCGGTGAAGACGCCGGCGATGGCACCAATCAGGCGTGGAGTCTTGGCCGCAGGGCTGAGACTCGACGAGATCTAACAATCCCGAAACCCGCCTACCAGCGGGAGGAGGAACAACATGGCAGACGCAAACGAACTGCTCGTAGCGAGTTCGGGAAGCGTGTACGTGGCTCCGGTAGGTACAACCCTTCCGACTTCCGCTACCGCTTCTCTCAACGCTGCATTCACCGAGTTGGGCTACATCACCGAGGACGGAGTGTCCTTGAACGTGGAGCCGCAGGTCGAGGAGTTCATGGCTTGGCAGTCTCGGCAGCCCGTTCGACGGGAACTGACCGGTCAAGACATCACTGTGAGCTTTGCGCTCGAGCAGTGGAACTCAGACAGCATCATCTTGGCATTCGGTGGTGGCTCAGTCACCGCAGCCGGAGGCCAGTACACGTACAACTTCCCCGCTGACAACGAAGCTCTCGACGAGCGGGCACTGGTGGTGGAGTGGCATGACGGCACAAAGGATTATCGCGCCGTCTTCGCTCGAGGCAACGTGACCGATTCGGTCGAAACCAGCCTCACCCGAAGCAACTTGGCAATCCTGCCGATCACCTTCAAGGCTCTTGAGCCTTCCGCTGGTGGTGCAGCTGCCTACATCGTCACCGATGACAGCAACTTCACAGCTGCCTCGTGAGTGACACAAAGAAACTCGCAGAGAGCGCTCCGTCACGGGTCATCGACCTGGACGGGGCGCGTGCTGCGCGCACAGAGAGTCAGCCGGTCACCCTCAAGTTCGGTGGCAAAGACTTTGACCTACCTGGCGAGCTGCCGTTCATGTTCGCCGAGTACTCGAGACAGGAGCGGATCGACGAAGCAATCGCTGCGCTTCTCGGAGAGGATCAGGCGAAACAGTTCTTTGCGCTGAACCCTTCGATTGAGGACTTGACCTCGTTCACCGAGGCGATCGTCGAGGTCTATGGACTCTCTGAGGGAAAATCGGAGCGCTCGCAGAACTCGTAGAAGAACGTTGGCCTCTCCTCGAGGCCGACTTCCAACGGTTCTACCAGCTGGATCTCCGCGAGCAGATCCGAGTGTCAGGATGCAGACGCCTGTGGTCTCTCGTTGAGGGACTGCCGGTCGAAGCAGCCATCTGGCGACCAGACACTCAACATTGGTCGCAAGCGGAGGAGCTTGCAGCTCAACAGATCGAAGTGATCGACGCATGGAGCCGCATCCTCTACTCAACGATCTACTCAGCTCACAGCGGCGGCAAGACACCCAAGATGCCGCCAGAAGTTTCCATCAAGCATCCAGGTCGTAATGCGGCACCTGAACCAAAGCCCGTTGAGCGCGATCCCGACGTGATCAAGCAGTTCTTCTCAAAGTTCTAAGGAGGTGAGTCCATGGCACAGGCCGGTACAGCGTATGTAGATATTCAAGGCGATTTCTCCAACCTGCAATCGCAGATCTCTGCGCAGGTCGCGCCTCTCACTTCCAAGTTCGGCAAGCTCGGCAGCGCAGCTGCGGTTGGCGTCGGCGCGATCGGCGTTGCCGCAGTCGTCGCTGGCAAGGCGCTCTACGACATCGGCGAGCAGTTCGACAATGCCTACGACCGCATCCGCACAGGCACCGGCGCAACAGGCAAGGAACTTGGACGGCTGAAGGCAGACTTCCAAGCTACCTTTGCAACTGTCCCAGCCGATGCTGAGACGGTTTCGACCGCCATCACAAAGCTCAACCAGCGCCTAAACCTCACCGGCAGACCGCTACAGCGTATGTCTGCGCAGATGGTCGAGCTATCGCGCATCACCGAGACCGACCTCACGAGCAACATTGAAACGGTCACCCGTGTCTTTGGCGACTTTGGCATCACCGCCAAGCAGCAGCCGGCTTACCTCAACCGCCTCTTCCGCGCATCTCAGAGCACCGGTGTTGAGATAAGCAAGCTGGCCGACACCATGGTGCAGTTTGGTTCACCGCTGCGCTCTCTCGGCTTTGACTTTGATGAAGCAGCAGCGATGGTCGGCAAGTTTGAGAAGGAAGGCGTCAACACTCGTCTAGTCATGGGTTCGTTGCGTATTGCTCTCGGACGTATGGCTGATCAAGGCGTCACCGACGCTGGCAAGGCGTTTGAGATGCTTACCTCGCAGATCAAGAATGCGAAGTCACCTACCGAAGCTACGCGCAAGGCGATTGAGCTCTTCGGCGCTCGAGCCGGTCCCGATATGGCACGCGCCATCATCGAAGGACGTTTTGCTTTCGATGATCTAGTCAAGTCGATCAAAAACGGCGACAGCACCGTCATGGGAGTTGCCAAGAAGACCCGCGACCTATCTGAGTCTTGGACGATCTTCAAGAACCAGGTTCTCGTCATCGTCGCGCCTCTTGCGACCAAGCTCTTCACAGCACTCGGCGAAGCCATGCGCGAGATCAGCGACGCGATGGGTGGCGTGAGCAAGAAGGGAAGTGGTCTGCGTGAGTTCTTCCGTGGCCTCGGCACCGTTCTGGGCATTGTGTTCAAGGGAATAGTCATCGGCATCAAAGTGACGATGGCCGTAATGGGCGCGTTTAGAACAGCGACCAAGGCGGTGGGCACGGCCATCCGTGTCAGCTGGATTACTTCGATCAACGCAGTCAAGAGCGCATTTACGAATGTGGCGCAGTTCTTGTCAAAGCTCCCTGGTCGGTTTCTCTCCTTGGGCAAGTCAATCGGCAACGCACTCAAGAACGGCGTCCGCGCCGCACTAGGTGGACTCGGAGGCATTGTCTCGGCAGCCATCAACGGAGCCATTGCAGTCGCCAAGGCTGCTGCCAACGCAGTCATTAGCAACATCAACTCGGTCGCCGGTTTGGTCAACAAACTGCCTGGTCCGGATATTCCAACCATCCCTCCGCTTGCCAAGGGAACCCGAAACTTTGCCGGCGGCATGGCGCTCGTCGGCGAGCAGGGACCAGAGCTGGTCAACCTCCCCCGTGGCTCGCAGGTGTTCACCGCCTCTCAGACACGCCAGATCGCCGCAGCTGGACTTCCTGCCGGCTCAGCACCCGAAGTTCGCGTGTACATCGGCGATCGCGAGCTGACCGACATCGTGCGCGTCGAGATGGTCGAAAAGGATCGAGCAAACCGTCGTAACTACCGCACAGGAGTCCGCGCATGAGCATCTTCGATCAGAGGCCAAGCGCAGCTACAGCTGGTGGTCAAGTAGATACCACCGCTAACGCCATCTCAACCACGGTCGTCGAGGTGCTGTCTGACGGAGCAAGAACCGGTGGTCAAGATGACTCCTACGTCACCATTCCCCGCTCTGACCTGCGTCAAGGCTCCACAGGCAGTCCAGGCTCTTCCTACGGCGACTCAGACATCCGTCTGTCGCTGTCGTTCGCACAGCCGACTCCCTATTCCAACGCAAGGCTCTTCAAGATTCAGTATTGGGTCCGAGCTCGTCGCTTAGGCGGCAGCGGGAAGCCTGACGCAAACTTCCGCACTCTTCGCGTCACCAGAGAAGACGGCACTACCTACCGCGCCGAGTTCCGAGGCAGTGAGTACAAGCCTCGGGTTATTGGCGATCACTTCACAACCGTCATGCCGGACTCTCCAAAGCTTGTGCTGCGTGGCGGATCTTATGACGCTGGCGACGACTCAGACAACAAAGACCGCAAGAAGTTTGAGACGATCGACCGTGACATTCGCGTAAGCGAAGTTGGCTATACCTCTTATTACGTCGATCAGCCTGAGGTCACCTCGGTCACTGCTCCCGTCGACGGATCTACCCTGACCACGGCAAGCGCGCCGCTCGTGCAGTGGAAGCGCTGGTTCGACGCAACTGAATCCGGCAACGACACTAAGTACTGGCAGGTCAAGCTCTTCAAGACACCTTCAGGTGGGTGGAGTGGGTTCAACGCTTCCACGAACACCACCGATCTGCTTCAGGAAAGCAACGGCACGGGCGATCCCCAGCAGTGGCAACCAACCGTCAACCTCATCGACGGCACTTACCGCGCCTACGTGCGTGTAGCTACCGACGTAAAGGGATACGGCACAGGCGTCTACAGCGCGCTCTGGTCGGACTGGAACTACTCCGGCTTCACTATCACCGTCACTCGACCTGGCGTGCCGACAAGCTTCACCGCTACCGCCAGCAGCGCCAACGGCAGGATTGCGCTCAGCGCGACCAAGGTCGCATCTGGTGGCGGAGTGGCTGCAACTGACTACATCCAGTTCCAGCGCTCAACCGACAGCGGCACTACGTGGGAGGACATCCGCACCGACAACGGCGATGGTCGAGTAAGCGCAGCTTCAGGCGCGACAACTTACTACGACTACGAGGTCGGCAACGGCGTCAGCGCGATCTATCGCTGTCGCGGCGTCGATACCTACGCAGCTGAGACAGGCAACTCCTACTCCGCCTGGTCGAGCTCGACATCGGCTACGAGCTGGTCCAGCACCGACTGGTGGCTGAAGAACCCGCTGCTTCCCTCACAAAACGTCGTAGTGAACATTCACTCCCTTACCGAGGAGACTCGCAGCGCACGCCAAGGTGTCTTTCAGGCGATCGGCTCCTCGAGCGCCGTGGTCGTATCAGACACCCGTGGACCAAGCGCCGGCAGCGTTACCTTCCGCGTCGATAGCGACGAGGACAAGGCCGATCTGGACACGCTTGTTGAGTCCACCACTCCGCTGCTGTTGCAAGGCGCACCCGACGAGCATTGGAGCGATCGCTACATCGTCCTCGGCGACTACAGCCGCACACGCGCCTACGACAAAGCCTTTGCCGAAACCAGCTTCGATAGCACCAGCTGGATTGAGGTCGAATCACCCTCTGACGACATCGGAGAGTAAATGCGCACCGTCACCGAGCAGTTCACTAACGCGCTCTCCGGTTCGCATCAGATCGCAGTCGAGGTAAGCGTCGTTCAGACAGGCGACGTGCTTCAAGGCATCTCAGACGGCGCTGTCACCCTTGACGGCACAGCCGCGATCCGTGGCTCGCTTGACCTGACCATCATCGACGATGGCTCGCTTGATCTCGTGCCAACCGCGCCGAACGATCTGCTTGCTCCCTACGGCAACGAGTTGCAAGTCAAGCGCGGCATTACCTTCGCCGACGGCACTACCGAATACGTAAGCCTTGGCATCTTCCGGATCGACACCGTAGAGGTCTCAGACACCGGCACCGGCACCGAGATCCGCATCTCCGGCCTCGACCGTGCAGCTCGAGTATCTGACGCCAAGTTCACGACTCCTGGCGAAGTCACCGCTACGACCGAGGTCGGTACGGCAATCGAGGACATCGTGGCGGACGGCTACGCAAACCTAACCACGCGCTTTGAGGACGTGACCTACGGGCTGCCACGCGTTGCCTACGAAGAAGGCTCAGACCGCTGGGAGCTCGCCCAAAGGCTCGCCACGCTTTCAGGCGGCGAGCTCTACTTCGACGGCGACGGCTTCCTCGTATTGAGGCAAGTCCCGAGCGCCAGAGACAGCGCAGTTGCCGACATCGCTGAAGGCGATAACGGCGTTCTGCTTTCAGTCGCACGCCGCTGGACTCGTGAAAACACCTTCAACCGTGTGATCGTCACCGGAGAGTCGATGAGCGCCGGCGTTCCTTATCGAGGCGACGTATATGACGACGACTCCTCCTCCCCCACTTACTACTTTGGGAACTTTGGCGAGGTGATTCAGTTCGAGCGCTCAGACGTGGTTGGCTCAGCCGCACAAGCTGAGGCAGCCGCCAGGGGAATGCTCGACAAGGTGATCGGCACCTTTGCCGAGGTCAACTTCGGCGCAATCGTGCAGCCGCAGCTGGAGCCTGGCGACGTGGTGCGCGTCACCCGCACCGCGCTCGGCGTGGACGAAAACCACGTCATTGACAGCATGACCATCCCGCTGACCGTCTCTTCCGAGATGGGAGCCAAGACCAGAGGAGTGGTTGTTACCTAATGGACGATCGCACGATCCACGATCTAGAAAAGCGCATACAGAAGCTTGAGCGCGAGGCTGTCCGATTCCGCAAGGGACAGGTCACCGCCACCGCGCCGCTTCAGGCCAAGATCGGCGCTTCCGAAGAGGTCCAGACCGCGAACACGGTCTCCGGCACGAACATGCAGGAGAACGATCCTGTTGCAGCGCTGTCGAACTCCACCGACCTGTTGCTACTTGGCAAGATCGTCGACGAACCTACCGGCGTCTCGCTTACCTCCACCACCGAGTGGCAGGCGCAGTCCT